TCTTGATGGAATTTTTTTCTTTTTTCAGCTGCTACATCTGTAGATTGCCTATTAATAACTTTTTGTTGTTTTTTAACAACATCACCTCTTGGCATTTTAGACCTTCTTGCAACACCTCCAGCAACACCTCCAATATCTGGAACTGCAACAGATTGACCAAATCCCATATTCCTATTAAGAGATATAAGTTTTGATTGAACTGCTTTTATATTATCAGCATCAACATCATAACCTACTTCATCCCAAGCTTCACTTATTTTTCTATCTATTCCACTTCTCTTGCGTTGTTTTTTACTAAGAGTACTTGCATATTCTAATAAATTATCTCTCCATCCACGAAACATATCACTAGCTGTACTAGCTTTTTTAATTACTCTACCAGTAGCTCCTAAAACAGGAATTGCCATAGCTATATCAGCAATCCCAGGTTTATAAGATTCTGTCTTAGCTGAAGCTCCTGTTAAAAATTCTAAATATGGAATAGCCCGTTCTTTTATTTGAGGAATATCTTTAGATGTTTTATACCTACCACCAGTTACAATATCTAATAATGTTCTTCTGTCATTTAATAAGGACATTTTAATCTCTTATCTCTACATGAACTAAGTCATCGAAATTATTATCTTTAATTTCACCATCAGAATCCCAGTCGCCACCCCATCGAATATTTACACGAAGTTGCTGACCTATCCCACGAAGCATACCACCCATATAATGAAACCTTTCACGATCATTCCAATCAATAGGATACGGAGCAACGTCCACGGCTTTGCCTTCCATGTGTTTACTATATTTAACTTTCGTAGCTCCTTTTTTAAGAAGTTCAGCTTGTCGTTTTTCACTTCTCAGACCTTCAATAATGGTAACATCCATTATCTTTATTAGCTCATTTAAAACATTTACCAACTTAGCGTTTACGCCTTCTAGTCTTTCTCGACTTCTTTTTCCAAATCTAGGCATTACTTCTTTTTTTTCTTTTTTATTTTTGTCATTTTTTTACCAGACTTCTTTGCCGCTTTCTTCGCTGCCGCTTTTCCCTTTTTTGTGTATGCGTAAGTTTTTCCAGCTACTTTAGGCATTATTTCCTCCTTTGTGAGTATAGTACATTTAGTTTCTTTTTTACAAAAGATTTTGTTTTAGGCATAAAAGATTGCCAATAAGAATGTTTTGGGCCTCCAACATCAGTCTGTAAAGTACCTGCATTTGCTCTTGTTTCAAGAGATGAAGGCTTCATACTTTTTGGATTTTCTATCTTATGTGTAGACTTTCCAGCCACTATGCAACTACCCAGCTTTTTGCTTTTCTTTTAAATGTTGTCCAAGTTTTTGTTTTTTCATCCATACTGAAGTTTGGCGGAAATGCGTGTACTTGCGCATAGTAAAGGCTCTCAATTGTGTCATCGTGAGCCATTTTCGGCCCAAAAGTAAGTATTTCGTTAATCAAATCAAACATATTTTTACGCAAATGGACAGTTCCTGTACTAAAACGTGCCGAAAGGCCACTATAAATGCGGTTACGCTTATTATTTCCGCCCGGTTTTTCAGGTATTACGGCAATATCGTACCTATTAATGCGCCTTCTTTCATCATTTAGAGCCTGGAATATACTTCTATTCATAGCTACATCTTCTACCGTAGATGATACACATCTGTACTTTTGATGTAGTTCTAGTATATAATCGACTACTCCCTTCTTTCCTATAATCTCTCCATCTTCTGGGTTTTTGCTTCCTATAGTTGGTATGCTTCTATGTCTCTCGTATTCCAATACATATAGTTCATTATTTGTATCAATAGCTATTACCATTATTACACTGAAGTCAGCATGCTTAGTGTCTATATCTGTAGCTGGATCACATCCTATGAATGTATTAACTGGTATTTCACTGCCATCTTTTACTATATAATTCAAACCGTCTTTATGTTTGTAGTATCCATCCCAGTACTGTATATGTTGTCTCGTCCATACTGCATCTTCCTCACTCATAACTTCCATCATATATTCCTGAAAGAACTTTTGAGGCTGTCCAGAATCTCTATAGAATTTTTTCTTCTCTTCCAGTTTCTTCTCATTAAAGAAAGAAGACCATAGAGGCGATCCGTCATCTAAAAATGCTTTGTACGTTATAACATTCCACGCAAATTCTTTTTTATCTTTCTTAGCTTTAGCGTGGTTCGTGAGTAGATTATTGATGAAACTATCATAATGTACAGGCGTACCGTTAACCCGTAACCTCCCAGTATGGGGCTCAAGAGCCGGATAAACAACAGCGGTGACCAAATTGGCATTTTTGTCTCTAGCTTCTCTTGTGATTGTGTTTTGTTCATGTTCAAAGTCATCCAATACAATGAGGTCGTATCTTTTATGCAATTTTGCTCCACCTCTAATTCCTGCAACATTGCTTTTACTAATAAGTTTACATCCATTTGTTAGCTCTACATCTTCTTCTGTCCACTTCTTACCACGAAGATTTCCAAAATAATATTTGATTCTATCATTATACTCAAAGTGGTGTTTAACATAGTCCATATTTCCTACACTTAACTTCTGCGTAGCTGATACCCAAGCATAGAATAAGAAGTTATCTTTATCACAAAATACAAAATCTTTAATTATAGATGCTTTAGTAAGTACAGTTTTGCCATGACCACGAGGAATAATTATAGCTACTTGCTTTACTGATTTATCATCAATAACATCAGCCATCTCATAATGAAAAAATGGAGTTTCGCTTCGTAAGAAATCATCTGGCAAGAATAGTTTCCCGAAGGAAATAAGGTCTTTGTAGGCCATTTGAATAGCCTCTTCAGCTTTGCTTATATTTTGACTGTTGATATTTGCCATTATTCAATAAATTTCTGAGGTATTTCCATTCCTTCTATAATTGCTAAAATTCTTTTTAAGCAATGCGCTTGTTTAGATGTTAAATTATATAGATTCCAGGGCATTTCTTTTTTATAATATTTCAACATTTTTATAGATTCATCTAATGGGACTTCTATTTTATCTGGAGAATCGTATAGTTTTTCAAAATCAAATACTAGCTTTTTTCCCATAGTCTTTCCTCAAAAAATTTAAATACTCAGCAGCTGTTTCTGGATTAAATATCGTAGTTATCAATCTACTATCATCGTCATCATATCTTGGATCAATAATTGTTACTGGGCAATTAAATATATTTCTATCATCTAATCCAAGTTTATCTGCGTAGTTATCCATTATCTTAAAAGATGCTACTTGTAAAGCATGACTAATAAGACCATCAGACGGATTCTTTACAACTTGATATCCAGATATATGAACATGACCACAAGTTAATATATGATCTGACCATCCCATCTGAGCAGCTTTAGCTACAGCATGAGCTGTATTCCATTGTGAATTACCTTTAAAGAAGTGTCTTGCGTTTACCCTTACCTCCTTACCGTTGGGGAACATAAGGTTCATCCTTGCTCCCCATCTTTCATATACTCCTTTATGATCTCTCATTATAAATTCTAATGGATCGCCTTCGCCTGACCATACATCGTGATTGCCTGCTATTAGATATAACCAATCAACTTTATTTACAAAGTATTCTGTTAATCTCCAAGCTTCTTTAGACGAAGTACTCTGTTGTCCATATAAGAATGCCAATCTTCCAATCCAGTTATTCTGAATATCTCCAAGATTCCCAGCAAATAATCCTTCTGTTTTATTAATCAGGTCAGTGTACATTAAAATTTGAGATATATCAGTTCCATCATCATCAATATGAGGGTCTCCAAAGTGAGCAATTCCTATAGGCCCATCAATGTTAATTTCAAGATTAATCAGTTTTTTTGATTTTTTATATATTTCTTTTTGTTTATATTTTTCTTTTCTTACATCAATTAGATATTCTATAGAAACATCCTCAGGCTTCATTTCACTTTCTATCGGATTAAATGGAGACTTCTCTACAATTTCTGGATTAACTGTTTTTCTTTTACAATTGGAGCAATAGTATCTTTGTTTACTAGTTTCATCACCTTTCCTAGTATAATCAAACCCATCTTTTCTCAACGATCTTGATCCGCAATGTGGACAACCTATTATGTTGCCATATCCATCTCTCCTTAATTCCATCTATACCTCTTCTTTAGATGCAGTTAACTCTTTTCTCTCGGCTCCCTCAAGCTCTCCTGGGGAAAACCCTTGAAATACGCCAAGTAAACCCGTCTCTCTTTGCTTTATAATGTTTCCTGTCGTGCCTACAATCTTACCTAACTCTTTTGTAGACTGTAGTATTATATTATCATCTTCACTATAATCCGCAAGATGCTTCAACTTACTTAAAATATATTCGTGGTCTATCCCTTTCTCTTTTGCTACATCTAATACAGATTTTTCTATCTCTTTCATAACTCTCTCCTGCTTTAAAAGAACAGTTGCTTTTTTTCTTGCTTTTTTATCTGAAACTTCTTTGTAAGCATTTTTATATGCCTCAATAGCTCCTAATCCTACTACTACGTTAGTAGCAAACTCTTTTTCTTTTTTAGTAACTTTAGTTCTTTCTTTAACTCTTTTATTAGTATCTATTATAGTTTTACTGAATGTGTATCTATTTGGATGAGAACTAAAGTCTGTATCCATTTTAACATTAGGACGATTTAAAAAACTACCGACTATAGTCCTTACCCAACCTTTAGCAAATTTGTAATTCTTTCTATCATTAGGGTGAGATACCTTTTTAGATACCTTTAACAACTGGACTATACGACCATCATCACTGAACACCCAGTCCCCTTCATCAGAATCACGCCAATCCGGCCTAACTACCGTATTAGGATATGTCTCTCTAAACTCATCTATGTCTTCATAGACACAGTAAGTTACTCCTTTAATTTCCCTTTGTTCCAACTAAAGATTTCATACTTTCTACACGCAGCTCGTGTATCTGAGAAATAAGGTTATCAATAAGATCATTTACCTCGTGAGGAATCATATAAATTTGGTCATCTATCTGCAAAGGTTCTAGTTTCCTAGAGAGACTTTTGAGTATAAACTCCTGAGATTCCTGAGGCAGTAATTCTAATTCTTTTATAACTTTACTCAACTATAGACCTAAACGGCTTTCAACTTTCTTTAACCTTTCACTTAATGAATTTACTAGGGCTATTAGAGATTTAATAGCTTCATTATTATGATCAGATAGTTGCTTAACCGCTCTAAGTACAGCTTCGTTTGATTTCTTTTTTGGGTCTATCATTTTTTACACATTATCTTTTTCTTCTCCCTCCCAACCACCCTTTAATTTAAGTGATAAACCTAACTAGACCAAGTTGTAATTACTAAAAAAATTGTAGGATTTTGATATACAGACAAAGTCAGCCCGAAAACCTTTTAATGGAATTATGAGAATCCCATTTTTAGTTAACCACAAATTAAGGAGTAGATTATGAGATTAATCAACGTAACAGTCCCAGTAAAGACCGACGATCAGGAGAAAATTGTACCCATCGAGGCAAAAGTAAGTGATGGTACGATAGATCACGAAGGTAAACCATACCATGTAGTGAAACATTCAGGATCGGGGTTTCAATACTTAGCAACACCCGCAACAGTCGATTCCCTTGAAGATGATGATCTGGTCACTCAGATGAATGATCTCGCAACAGAAGAGGGGATGTAACCTTCAGAGATTGGGGGGCCTTCGGGCCCTCTTTCTCGTTTTTTTCTTTCATTATTATATATATATTTCCTTCCTATTATATATAGATTCTATCCCAACTTGGGCATTAACTTATAATATGGGTAAGTGGTTGTTGGTTACATTATAAAGTGATCGTCATGTCACACTACACACAACTACACCAGCAGCCGCTTACTCTTCCAAAAGATTTAAATAGTTAAAAGGAGTAACTAATGGCTACACAAACTTATCCTGCTATATTGGTAGAGTTATATGAACGGACTGATAGATTTAATGGAAGAGGTAAACTGATGCACAGTTTCAATTGCACTAGAATAGGTGAGATGGAGAATGGTGTAGCTAAAGCATTTTATGTTGATAACTATGAATCATTTCATGGTGAAAGACCTATTTTACATAAAGGTCATCCCGATATACATTTCAATTATAGAAGATATGATGTGCATATGAAGTCAATAACACTTCAGCATACATACGGTATTTAATAATTCGGGGGCAGTCTTAATAGTACTCCGCAAGTGCTAACACAGCTCCTTTCACATCAAAGGCTGTCCTCTTATACTTGAACCATAATAACCATAAAAGGAGAAAAACACATGAGTGTTAAAATAAGTAAAACAGATAGAATATTTATAATGACAGCTGTCAATATAATAGTATCTATGCTAGCGAAGACACATGGCAGAATAATTGATAATGATAAAAAGAACTGTTGTGCAATTATCAGCTCTGAAGAGTTAGATAATATAGAATATAACTCTACAACTATGTCGGCAGTAGTTGCTAATCGATTAGGTTTAAAACCTAAAGAGTTAATGCATTCTTTAAAGCTAGCTAGTCAATTTCTGTCAACAGAACATGATGATGATAATATGACTCCTCCAGACTTCAATGATATAGACATAATAACACCTAACTAATCGAGGTATAACTATGAGTGAGGAGAAAGAATATAACTTTAAAGAATATAAAGCTGAAGTTGTTAGTGAAATACTTAATAAATATGGTGACTTAGAGACAGCAGTGTTTCATATGGAGTCTCGCATATCTGACTTAGAGGTACAGATAACTTATATGCATGAAAATGATGAGTTTGCTAAAACTGTGAGCGCTGTAGATAATCTTATTGAGTCACTAAAATGGAATATAGCCTCAATGAGGTCACTTGGTGGTGATAGCAATGAGAAACTATATATAACAGTGATTAAAACACTGTATTGGTTAAAAGGTGAAAAACCACCTATGGCAATGGAAGTACCAAAACATTATGAATCAGATGAACAAAGTCACTCAGCTCAGATAGCATCTAAATCAGATAACCAGTTTATTAAAAATGAATACATGATCTTAACAGACGAACTAAGAAATGGAGCAGTATAATGAATATACCAGTATTTTGCGGACAAGAGCCATCATTTATGGGTGGAATGTTTGATGACCCAACAGAGTATTACCATAGAACTCGACAGGCTCAAAGGTTAACAGGGAATCCTATAAATAATAATGACGATCACTTCGCTATATATTTTCATGGAGAACTTGAAGATATGATGGGCTTCGATATAGTATCATTTGTTGATGGTATAATGCCTAAAATTAAATATGGCGATAGAATAAAATGTATTGCAATTACTCCAGATGATATTAAACATACTTCAATCATATATGTAGGAAGATATAAACATGATAAGAAATTATACTGTTTAATTAAGCTGGAAAATGATCCTATACTGAATGTAGAGTATGAAGGAGGTCTAGTTGAATTTGAATATAAAAGTATATATCACTCTAAATGTGAAGGTTGGGATGTAGATGCTAACGAAGATGGACAGTTTATAGTACCATGTGAACATGAAGAGTGCAGAAAGAAAGATGAAGAGGTTAATCAATCCTTAAAAACATTAAAAACAATAGATGATAATAATATATCTATCGAGGAGGA